ATTCTTTGTTCTCCGGGGCTAGAAGGTTCCGGCGGATTCGACGCCAAATTCGGCGTTGTTGATGGCGGTTTCATTCCACGGGGTGGCGCCGCCGGGCTGGGTCTCCCAACGTTCCCAGATGTAGTTGTAGCTCAGGGGCAGGTTCTGGGCGGTGCCGGTGACGGTGGCGCCGCCGGCTTTTGCGGCTAGTTTTGCCTGGCTATTGACGCCGGCGTCGCTTTTGCGGGCGTAGGCGGTGGGGATGACGGCGCGGATGGCGTGGTCAGCCGGCAGGGTGACATCGGCGAAGGTGTAGAGGTCGAGCAGGCTGGGGGCGAGGGCTTTGTTGTAGTCGGTTTCGTTGTTGGGGGGAGCGTCGTCGACGTTTTGCCAGTTGGCGCCGGCGCTGGGCGTCCACTGGGTGACGCTGCCCGCGCCGTTGGGGAAAATGGCGAGGAAGCGGCGTGAGGGCGGCGGGGCATCCGCCAATAAGCCTGCTCCGTCCCAGACATCGACGTAGAGATCGTCGGTGTAGGTGTAGCCGAGCCAGGTGCTGGCGCCGGACATCCAGTTAGTGGGCGTGCCGACGGCGTAGCAGCCGGCGATGGTGGTGCGGGCAGCGCCTTCTGTAGAGCGATAGACGCGTGTGTCGCCGGTCCAGCTGGTGATTGGCTGACCGTCGACGTAGAGGGTGACGAAGCCGTTGGCGCTGGCGAGGTTGGCGGTCATGCCGATGGCGTACCATTGGTTGATGGCGCCGATGGCGGCGGTGGTGACGGTGACGGGGAAGCGGACGGTGAATGTGTTCTGCACCCAGCCGGCGCGCAGGGCGATTTCGCCGGTGGTGAGGTTGAGTCCCCAGACGACGGGGCAGCCGTCGACCATCATGCCGATGAAGGGGGCAAAGTCGTTGCCGGCGATGCCGTTGTGGCGGAAGAACATGGCGGTGCGGGCGGCGGTGTGCGCTATGCCGGTGACGCCGAGGGGGCGGCTGGTGCCAGAGAAGCGATAGCTGTAGTCGCCGGTGTATTTTTGGGTGGTGGAGATGACGGCGCCGGTAGCGCCGGTGAGTCCGTCGACGTCGGCGAGGGATTGGGTTTCGGCGCTGAGTTGGGCGAAGCGTTGCCAGGTCATGATTTTCTCCTCGTGTCAGGCGTCCCGATGGGGCGTTTGTTTTTTAGACTTCGCGTAGTTCGAGGGTGAGCGACCAGCGTAGGCCGGCGGCGGTGGCTAGGGCCACAAACTCGTTATCGGCAGCGGTGCGTGTCACGGTCGTCTGCGCGGCGCCGGGGGTGGGTGGGGTGAAGGGCGCCGGGTCGGTGCGCAGGTCGAGGAGGGCGGCTTCGAGGGTTTGTTTTTGGGTTTGTGTGAGTGTGCGCCAGGTGAGGGTGAAGGTGCGTTTGGGGAGGGATGCGACCAGGTCGAAGGCGACGGAGCCGTCGGCCATTTCGGTCATGGCGCCGCGCCAGGTGTGTTGTTCTTTGTAGTCGGTCAGGGGGGGGAGGGTGATGTTGTTGAGTGTGGGTGGCATGGTTGCGCTCCTCGTGTCAGGCGTCCCGATGGGGGCGTTTGTTTTTTTAGACTGGGAGGGGGAGTAGAGATTGAGAGATTGGCTTTGTCTCCCCTTCTCGCTGTCTGTTATGGTGGCGGTGTGGTGAGGCTCTGGTTGGTTTGGATTTGCGCCCAGACGCCGGGGGTGACGAGGCTGGTGAGGATTGCGATGAGTTGGGGGGGGATGGCGCCTTCGGTGGCGGTGAGGAAGTTGGCGCCCCAGGCGGCGCCGACGGCTTTGCCGCTGGCGGCGATGAGGCTTTGGTTGGCGGTGAAGCCGGCGGCGATGCCGGTGAGGATGGTGACGGCGGCGGCGGTGGGGGCGAAGCCGGTGATGAAGCCGGTTTGGAAGGCGACACCGGCGCTGGCGCCCTGGCCGGTGGGGTCGGCGGTGGTTTGTTGGCCGTCGGCGCCGAGGGTGGTGGGGGTGACGCCGAGGGCGGATTGGGCGGCGCCGAGGGCTTGGGGGAGGGAGACGCCCATTTCGGCGGCGAGTTCGGCGGCGAGTTCCTGGGCGAGGGCGGCGCTGCTGGCTTCGCCGAGGAGCATTTGTTTGACGCGCTCTTTGATCATGTCGCGGTCGAGCAGTTCGGGGCGCAGGCCAGCCTGGAATTCGCCCATGAGTTGTTGGGCGGCGGCCTGGGGGTTCATGCCTTCGGCGATTTTGAGCATGAGGTCGGCGTAGGTTGTGGGGGCTTCGGCGGCGAATTCGCCGAGCCAGTCCTGGCCGGTGAGTCCTTCGTTGGCGATGGCGGCGAGGCGGCGGGCGTTTTCGTTGATGGCGTCTTGGCGCTGGCCGCCGGCGCCCTCCATGCCGGGCCAGGTGATGCCGTCGAGGGTCATGCTTTGGGTGATGAGGGATTGGACGGTGCTTTGGAGGCTGGAGAGGGATTGGTCGAAGGTGGTGAGGCCGCCGGTTGCGGCGCTGCTGGCGGCTGCCCCGACATCCGTCAGCGCCTGTGTTTGTTCACGCAGGGCGCTGGTGGTGTTGGCGATCCAGGCGGCGTTCTCGAACTCGATCTGTTCTGCTGAGTAATGGAATGTTTCCGCCATCAGGCGGGTGCGCTCGGCGAGTTGGGCGTTGAGTTCTTTGTACTGGTTGAGGGCGCCGGCGCCGCCCATGTCGCCGGCCATGCCCAACAACGACGACCGCAGCCCCGCCGCCTGGCTCTGCTGCACCGACGCAATCGCCGTCCGTGCCGCCTGCGCCTGTGCAATCAACTTATTGGTTACAGCCTCCACCGCTGGCGCCGCCTGCGCCTCGGCGCTGGCAAACTGCACTACTCCATTTGCTAACGCCTCTATATCTACTGCCGCTGCACCTGTAATTGCTGCAAACTGGTTGTACATGGCGCCGGCTGTCTCAAGGCCCGCCGTCAAGAAATTCAATTCCTGCGTTGCCGCCGCCGCCGCCGCCGGATCGACAAATTTCATTGTGGCGATGAACGCCCGCAATGCCCGTATCCGCTCCGTCAGCGTCGTAATTTCTTCGCCATAATGCCATAAGTTGGCCTGAGCAGCCTCCAACTTGTCCGTCGTCATGGCGTCGGTCGCTTCATTGACTGCATCCGCCAACGATTGCGCAATCGCCGCCACCGCCGGGCTAAACAACTGCCCTAGCGCCTCCTGCGCATTCGCCAGCGCCGCATCCATCCGCTCAAAGCTGGCGGCGGCGTCATCCACCAAACTCACACCCTCCGTACTCGCCAGCACCGAGTTCACCAACGCCTGCTTCTTCTCCACCTCCGTTAGCTGCTCGACCGTCTTCCCCAGCTCAGCGGCATACTCTTTGAACGCCCCACTTGCATTTGCAATGCCCAGGTTGTCCAAAATCTCCGGCGACATCCGCCCAATCCCTGTCACCAGGTCGTTGACGGCCTGCGTCGCCCCCACGCCCACATCACGCCCACGAATAATGGCGGCCTCCGTCAACGCCGCCATCTCCTCTGCACTATCCGCCACACCGAGCACCAGCGCCCGATTCGCCGCCGCCATCAAATCCGCATTGGCAACCGTCCCCTGGCTGGCCGCCGCCATCGCCCCCAACATCGCCTGCCCAGACTCGCCCACCCCGCTCGCCAGCCGCTCAAAGCTGGCCTGCGTCCGTTGCGACTGGGCGCCCATCTCCCCCAGCGCCCACGCCGCCTGCATCGTCCCCGCTGCCGTTTCCAGCGCCAGCCCGGCCAGCCCTGCCAGCCCGCCGCCAACCAACGTCCCAATCGCCGACCCTGCCAGCCCGGACGTTTGCGCCAGCCCCACCAACTGCTGCTTGAACGATGCAATCGGCTTACTCGCATCATCCTGCAGCGTAATCTTCGCCTTCAGATTAACGTCAGCCACCTATCCTCCAAACGTCAGATGCATCCGCAGCACTTCGCTCTATACTTATCACAAGGAGAACTCACCCATGTCAGACGACTTTCGCACCGGCATCAAAATCGGCTTCATTGCCGTAATCGGCGCCCACCTGGTGGGGCTGCTTCTCGGACTGCTCACCGTCGGCGCCATGCTCCTCGTCGGCTCCATCCTTGCCCTGATGTCATAGCGTCCCGTTGGGACGTTCCGTTCAATCCGCTCCCATAATCCGCTGACAGCGATCATTGCGTCGAATCGCCCGCCACTCTTCCGGCGTGGGTGTGTGTTTACCCTGCAACTGTAACTCTCTCGCCTCTTCTGCCTTCAACACACCCCGCACCGCCAGCGCCCGCCACAACCGCCCAAAATCCATCCCGTCGAGTTCCTCCAGCGTGCGCCCCGGAAACTCCCGCAGCAGCCAGGCATCCACCAGCGCCACCGGCATCTGCCCAATCGAACGGGCATCGATCAGCTCTTCGTCGGATTCGTCATCGGCACGGCCACCCCGACGCCATTCAACGATAGCCGTGCGCTCCCTTCCCCCAGGTTCAACAAATACCGCGTCGCCGTCAACACCGCATTCGACAACCACCGCAGCAGCCGCAAATCAACATCGTCCAACACCTGCTACACCGCCGCCGGCTCCGTCACCACCCCGCCATCCGGCAATTCAATGTGGCACCCCGTCACCTTCCGCCCCCACAGCGTCCAGTACGCCTCACTCTGCAACGAAACAAACGCCTGTAACTCCTTCCGAGTCCAGATGTCATCTACCTCAATCCAATTCCCCTCCAGCCCCGGCGTACTGCACTCTACTCGAATCGTCATCAACTCACCACCCGGCTGGGCAGCCCGCTAAAGCGCACCTTCGGCCCGCTCGTAATCTTCCCCGTCGCCTGCGCGCTCAGGTTGTAGCCCGTCACAAACGCCTGGTTCGTCCACGTGTAGGTGGCGGTATCCCCGCTGGCGTCGGTGAAGCCGATGGCCGCTGTCACCTTCGCCGGCGTCAGCGCCAGCGGCCCCAGCACATCATCCACCACCTTGTCCCACTTCGTCACGGCAATGCTGGCGTCATAACTGGGCAGCCCCGGAATAAACTCCTGCGCCGAACTATCGAGGTTCGTCGTCTCCAGTTCCGCCACCGCCATGTTCAAATCCACCTGATCCACATACGCCGTCAGATTCACACTGTTCAGCGTAAACGTACAATTCTTCGGACCCTTCACACCCATTTCGTAACCTCCTGTTAGTTCAGACTCACAACACCCATACAGCGAATCGCCGTCGCCCCACCCAGACTACTGCACGCCAACCGCACATACCGCCCCACCGTCCCCGTCATCTCCAGGCTATATCCGCCCACCGCCGACAGGGTAAACGTCCCCTCGTCGCTCCATGTGGCATCGTCCGGGCTGCTCTGCACCGCAATCGTAGCGTTCGTCGCTGTCCCCGTGATGCTCGCCACATGCAGGAATGCCTGCCCGCCCGCCGTAGCGCCCGCCCCAAAATCCACACTGGCGCCACTTTCCACTGCATCGAACACGCCATCGAAGACCCGTTTTCCACGCACCGCACCCGCCGCCGTGCCCCATTGCCCGTTCAGCGTCACCAGGTTGGCGGCCGGCGCCCCAAAGACCATGTTGTAACCGCTGGCGTCGGGCAGCACATAGGCCACACAATCAGCGTCGGACCTCTCCGTCAACACCGTCACCACCGCCCCGCCCACCCCAAAGCGGCTTCGCAACTCCGCCTCGAAGCCATCGGGCAACACGCCCTCGAAATAGCCGTTTTGCGCCACCGTCACCTTTGGCAGCAACGGCACAAACTCCTGCGCCATACTCGCCAGGCTCGTGCGCTCTGCCTCGCCTACCTCGAAAGTCACATCCACCTGGCTCGTGCTGCCGCTAAAATCAAACTCATCCACCCACACCGCCGCTTCATTTCCCCTCATAGATGCATCTCCATCCTCACCAACAGCGTGCAGCCAAACACATCATGACCATCCAACCACACATCGGCGCCATCCGTCACCGTCACCACATCAATCGCCGTGCTCGTATTCCGATCCAGCGCCTCTGCCACATCGTCAGCCAGCACCCTCGCCGTCGGGTACTCGTGCGCCCAACAGCGCACCACCATCGTCGCCTCTTGCCGCACCACACTGGCGTCAAGCGCATACTCACGCCCGCCGCTCTCCCGCCCATACGTAATCGCCGGAAACGTCGGCTCCAACCGGATCGCCACCGGCCAAATCCGAGTACTCACCGTCGCCAACACCGACGCATCCGCCTGCAACAGATCGACCAATTCTTCTTCAAAACTCATCATCTCACCCGCCTGCCCTTAACGCATCCCGAATCAATCCCGCAATCCGCCCTCGATTTTCCTCTAGCGCCGGCCGCATAAACGGCCTCGCCGCCATCCGTCTCGTCCCCATCTCCTGATACACCCCATACTCGGCGCCCACCCCAATCACCGCCTCACGGCTGCTCACAGAGAGCACCCCAATCGAATTGCGCAAAAAGCCCGTATCCACCGGCGCCTTCACCTTCGCCACACCCTCCACCAGGTGCGCCGCCCCCGCCAGCCCCCGCCGCAACGCTGCCGGCGTCACCGTTGCATCCAGCGCCCGCAGCGCCGCCTCCAACCCCGTAATCGTTACTCGAATCTCCATAGCTACACCCGCTCCACTTCCACCACAAAGCACGTCGCCCCCCGCTTCGGCCACCCCACCACCCGGTACGCCTCCGCTGTGTTCAACACAACCCCCAGCCGCTGGGTAATCTCAATTCGATAATCCGGCGTCACCGTCGCCCCATCTTCCAGCCGCAACCGCAGCCGGGCGCTCAGTTCAACAACCAGCCCGGCCACACTGCCGCCCCTTGCCGCCGAACCCGCCTCGAACCCGCACGGAATCTCATCGCCCGCCGTGTAGCTAATCGACTCCTGGCCAAACTCGCCCGTCCCCTGCGTCGGCGCCAACAGCCGGCACCGGTCTATCATCGCCGCCGCCTGTGTGGATTGCATCGCCGTCAGTTCAGTTGCCGTCAGCATCTACGTCACCTTCTGCAGGTTCACCACTTCATACACGTACTGCGCCCGCACCGCATCATCGGCGCCATAACTGGCGTCCACCGTGACCACGTGCTGCTCGCCCTGCCGCAGTGCATTGATTAGTGTGTTGTCGCTGGGCGTCAGTGTAATCTCGATGCTGCTGGCCGCCGGCGCTACCGCCGTATCGCCCCGGATCTCCTGCCCGCTTTCTACATCGTCAACACGGTAGGAGATGGCCGTCGGCGCCGCCAATGCACCGGCCTTATCCCGGAAGCTGACCGACAAATACGCCGTCGACTGTTCGTTGACTCGCTCCATGTGTCCCGCCTAGCTCAGCGTGATCGCAACATCTACCGTCCACGTCTGACCGGATGCCTTTGTGCCCTGGTTGCTCACTACCCGGTTGAGGTTGTCGGCGCTGTCGCTGTTGCCGTTGGCGACCGTGAACTCCTGCCAGGCGAAATTGCCGGTGCTTGTGCCAAACACACTGCGCCAGGTCACGGTCTGGTTGGAGCGTTGAGGATAGCCGCTCTCCATCCCGACGTACGCCTTATTGGTCGATGCCTGCAACCCCGTCTGGCTGGCTGCCACCGCCGTACTGGAGTCGCCCACGCCAATGTACGCATTCGCATTGGCAAAACTGGTCGGCGACCCTGCGCCGATCACCAGGTCCCATAGTTCAGCGATCCCCTCGTTCAGCAGCAGATTGCCATCGATCACCGACTCGCCTGGCAACTCCACGCCCGCGCCATCGATCACCGGTGCGGGTGTCCCGGCCTGAAAAGCGGCATCATCGGCAAAGCGCCGCACGATCCACTGCGTTTTGTAAAATGCCTTATCCTGCATCACCCCTCCTACTGATTCCAGCTAAACTCAATCGCACGCTGCGCCAACCCAAACGAAACCGCCGGCGTCAGCACCGCAAACTCAATCTCACGCTGCGCCAGGCCAAACGAGATCGACCTGGTCAGCCACGCAAACGCCACCGAGCGCCGCGCTACCGCAAACGTCACACTCACAATCCGCAGCGCCGAATCAAATGCCACCGTCACATCGACCCCGGCGCCCACGTCGGCTACACTCAAAGCCGC